CCTCTCAACGTATGCCTGGTCGATGGGTATATGGAACTACTGGATTAAACCAATAAGGGCTTAACGATGAAATTTCCCTGCCCCTACTGCCGGAAGGAACTGGATCTGATGGAACTGCACTTGGAGAGCGACCTGAATGCCATCATAAAGGCGATGCCCGCCTTCGGCCACCATGCACACGTCGTCATGGGGTACTGCTACCTCTTTGGCGTCAGCCCGCTCAAGCTGAAGGCGAAGAAGCTCCGGATCCTGCTGGAGGAGCTGAAACGACTGTTCGACGCCGAGGGGTTCAGCTTCGAAAAGCAGAAATACGCCATCACCCGCCAGGGAATCGCCGAGGCCTTGGACATCGTGGTCAAGCGGGAATTTGCCAACCTTCTGCACAATCACAACTACCTGAAGCAGGTCATGATCGGGATCTCGGAACGGGAGCGAGGACATGCGTCCCGCCAGGCGGAAAAAGATCTGAAGAAGAAGGAAGCTCAGATCATGCGAAAGAGCGACGGCGAGTCAGATCTGGAACGCATCACACCGTCCGAGCTGCCCGCGGATGTCAAGGCCGGAATCGATGATCTGAAGCGCAGGCTTAAAATGGGAGACGAATAGATGCTCACCTGGACGGATGTCGCATTAGTAGCAATCTGTCTGGCATTCATGTCTTTCGTCATGTGGCTGATGAACCCGCCGGGACATTAATTGATTGTTGGAGGTGGACTATGCATTGCGATGATTGTTGTGACCAGCCGGTATGCGACGCACGCGAATCGTTCATCTTCGGCGATCAGCTCCAATTATGTTGTGAATCCGGAAGGCCTGACTATCGTCCGGATGATTATTTTTTCTTTGACGAGGCAGTAGAAAATACACGGGAGGAGGTAGAAACTGAGATGAACAAGAAAGGAACTTGCGTTAACTGCAATCGTGGTCCTCTCAATCTAGTCGGCGATCATTGCTATACTTGCTACAATGCCGCTAAGGGGAAAAGCGGCGATGATCGAGAAAAGGCGCTTCAAGACGTTAAACTGAGAATTCAGAGTGGAAGCATTCATTCCAACGGGAAGAAACCCGCATCAACAGAGGAAGAGAAAACGAATGATTCCCCTGCACCGGGCAACATTGAACCCGGCTTGAAAACCGGATTGATTAGTCTTGATTTGGATAGATATCCAAAAATCAAGTCAGCGATCGAGAAAGAGGCGGAGATGGAAATTCGGACGCTCGCAGAGCAAAGCCTCTACATTCTAAAAAAGCACGCAGAAGAGTCTGGGTTCTAGGGGAGGAAAATAGGCATGCTAAACCCGGGGTATACGGTCATCGCCAAGAAGAAGAGAAGAGAGGACCCGGCGGAAACGCCCGGCAGGAGCTTTATTTGCCCGGCATGCAAGAAAATCTTCCTCGAAGTCGCTGAGGAACCGGTCATGTTTCTGACGAAATGCTCTCACTGTAAAAGTTGGATCTACGGTGAGAAAAAAGTTGCAAATAATTTAGGATAACAGTAGTCTAGCTCAAATTTTAGAGGCGGCTGGACCGCCCTTTGTTAAAGCAAGGCTCATGAAGCCCGGTATCCGGAGACAGCTCTCCGGTGCCGGGCTTTTTTTATTTGGAGCCGCACTGACGGAGGAAAAATGAAGCGATGAAAGCTAAACTCAGGCAAACAGTCAAATACCTGCTTCGATTCGGTCTCCTCTTCATCATTGCCGCCCCGATTGTCTATTTCGTGATGGGTCCCCGCGCCATCGCAACCCTTACCTATAAATTGTGCCTGGTTTCAGTGTTCGCCGGTTTGGCCGAGTTGCTCTGGGCGATCGGCTACCGGCTCTTTTTCGGCAAAATGGAGGCCATGCAAAGCAATGAACGTTTGGGCGTCCTTATTTTCCGCGGCCTGTTTTACGGCTCAATTATTATTGCCGGTACCCTCGGCCTGTGAAACGACCATCGATCGCTGCCTCAAGTATTACCCGCAGGTGATACGCGAAGCGCATCACTTCGGCGGCCTGGATGCACCGGCTCACGAGATGATGGCGCAGATCGAGCAGGAAAGCCGATGCGATGAGGGTATCACGGCCTTCGACGGCGGGGCCGGGCTCGGTCAGTTCATGCCTGCGACGGCGGACTGGATCCAGCAGAAAGAACCCGCCCTGCAGCAAGTATCACCGAAAGCAGCGCCATACGATCCCCGATGGGCGATCCGGGCGCTGGTTCTTTACGATATCGATCTGTACGGCGAGGTGCTCTGCCCGTCCTGGTGGAATGTGTACCGCGCTTACAACGGCGGCGCCGGGCAACTTAACCGGGAGATTCGGAGGTCCGGGTCCTGCAACCGGGACGCGATTGAAGCCGCCTGCAGCAGAAAGGTCATTAAAACGAAGTGGGGACCGCTGGATTTGTGCTGGGTCAACTGTGATTACCCCCGGCAAATCGAGAAGCGGAGCCGGAAGTATATGGATTGATCTTGAGGAGAGCCCCCGGACCCCGCGCATAAGGAAGCCATGACGTTCATCATTAAGAACTGGAAACTGATCCTTGCCGCCGTTTTGGCTGCTGCCTGTATCACTGCAGGTTGGACGGCGGCCTGGAAGATTCGCGGTGTGGAAGTGGGTGAGCAGAAAGCTCAGGTCGTGCAACTCAATTCGGACCTGGATGAAGCCAAAAAAGCCAACAAGGAAAACATGAACACGATCGCCAGCCTGCAGGAGGAACAAAAACGGTCGGACACGCTCTGCAGCGCACGGCTGAAAAAACGGGACCGGTTGACCGCCCGGATCCGCGAGATCGATGCCATCACAACATCGAAAGGAAAGAGCAATGAGAAAGGCCTTACTGCTGATCCTCTGCTTGATCGGCTTAACGGCATGTTCGGCGTCCCGGGCGGTCGTTAAAACGGAATACATTCCGGCCACGGTGCCGGAGTTACCGGCGGAGCCCACGTATTACTCGGTGCAATTACGGGGTTCGGCGATGCCCGGCTGGTACTGCCTGGACGAGGCAAATGCGAAGAACCTGCTCAAGAATTTTGAAATCATGAAGGGCTACCAGGTCGATATGCGCCAGATCCTGGAGAGCCTGAAATCATCCGGAGACGTGAATGGACGAAATTGACGAGGCACAGGAACGAGCGGAACTATTCCTCAACAACGCTTTGCGCAAACATTTCGATCGGCCGGAGGAAACTGGACGGGACTTCAGGTTCTTCGATGACGATAATCCCGTCATCTGCATCGACTGTGAGCAGCTCATGGATCCGGAGCGCCTGGAGGCAAATCCCAAAGCGATCCGTTGTGTCGAATGTCAGGCAAAACACGAACGCAAGCTCAAGGTGGAGGGCATGGCATGACGGGACACGAGGCTGACGGCTTTAACCAATGGGGGCTTTTCGGCGCCGTTTTAGCCCTGGTTGCGGCCTGGAGTCTGATCATCATCGCCGCCCTGCGTGTCATGTTTTCCCGGGGGATCAAGAATATTGAGGACAAACTGATTGCTTTCGGCGAGACGCAAAAAGCCTGCACGACGCTGCAGCGGGAACTTTTGGAACTGAAAGCGGATCTGGCCTTGTCATACGTAAGGCGCGAGGATTTTATCCGGTTTGACGTGGTCATCAACTCTAAACTTGACAAGCTCCGCGACCTGGTTGTGGAGGCGCTGCGAGGAAAAAAAGAATGCTGAATCTGGATATGGAACGGGCACGCCGTTTAGAGATGCGGTGGTACATTCTCCGGGCGCTTTACGCGGCACAACCGGTCGGCACGTCCGAGGCGATCGTCAAAAACGCCATTTCGGACATTGTCCCCGATATCACGGATATGGATGTACGCAGGGAACTCGATTATCTGGCCGAGCGGGATCTCGTGGAAATCGCAAAGAACCGGCCCGTCTGGTTTGCCAAGATCAATTATCACGGCATCGACATTGTCGAATACACCGTCCCCTGCCATGCGGGCATCGCCCGGCCGGAAAAGTGGTGAACAGAACATGCCGAAGCGTTCGAAGATCACACAACTCCCTCCGGATATAAAAGCCAAGCTCGATAAGATGCTGATCGAGGGAAGCTTTTCCGACTATGACCGCATGGCGGACTGGTTGAACGAGCAATTACTCGATCAGGATCTGGAGCTGACAATATCCAAATCGTCCATTCATCGCTACGGGCAAAACTTCGAGGAAAAAATGGTGGCGATCAAGATCGCCACCGAACAGGCCCGCGCCATTACGGAGGCGGTCGGCGACGGAGAGGGCGTCGTCGGTGATGCCCTGACCAGTCTTTGCCAGGAGAAGGCCTTCCAAGTCCTCGTCAAAATGGGCGAGCTCGATCCGGAGGATGTCGATTTCACGAAACTGACGGTGGCCGTCGCCAAGCTGAACAAGGCGTCGGTCGATCAGAAGAAGTGGCTGTCCGAGGTCAGGGTCAAGGCGAAAGCAACGGCCGAAGATGTGGTGAAGGCGGTCAAAAAAGGCGGCATGTCAGAAAAGACGGCGGAAGAGATCCGGAAGAAGATTTTGGGGATCGTATGACGGACGCAAACCCGCAGAATGATTTTGACCAGGCGCGTACCGCGACAGGCGTCCTTTTGCCGTATCAGGTCAAGTGGGTCGCCGATCAGGCGTTGGTCAAGGTTATCGAGAAGTCTCGGCGGGTTGGTATCTCGTGGGCCGAGGCGGCGGACGACACCCTTTATGCGTCCGAAACGGGAAAGGGAGAGAAGCGCAACGTCTGGTACATCGGCTACACGAAAGACATGGCGCTGGAATTCATCAACGATTGCGCGAACTGGTCACGGGCCTATAACCTGGCCGTCTCGGCGATCGAGGATTACGAGGAGATCGACGAGGAAGAAGTCGGCGGTATCGTCCAGGAGAAGAAGATCCTGGCTTATAAGATCACCTTTCAATCGGGATGGCGCATCACGGCGCTCTCCAGCCGACCGACGAATCTCCGCGGCAAGCAGGGACGGGTGGTCATCGATGAGGCGGCCTTCCATGACGACTTGAAAGGGCTGATCAAGGCGGCGATGGCGCTCCTCATGTGGGGCGGCCAGGTGCGGATCATCAGCACCCATTTCGGCGACACGAACGAATTCAATTCTCTCATCCAGGATATCCGGGCAGGGAAAAAGCCCTACAGCCTCCATCGCGTCGACTTCGACGAAGCCCTGCAGGACGGTCTTTACCGGCGGATCTGCTCGGTCCTGGGACGAGAATGGTCAAAGGAAGAAGAGGAGGTTTGGCGTCAGGGTATCGTTGACTCCTACGGTGATGACGCGGACGAGGAGCTATTCTGCATTCCTGCCCAGGGATCCGGAACGTTTCTAACCCGCGCTTTGATCGAGACCTGTCTATCTCCCGAGATCCCAGTGATCCGCCTTGAACGGCCGTCATCGTTTGCGGAGCTCTCCGACCATCTACGTCAGGCCGACATCAAGGACTGGTGCGATGAGGTGCTGCAGCCGCTGCTATCTGATCTGAATCCACACCGCAACACTGTGGTCGGCGAGGACTTCGGGCGGAGCGGAGACCTTTCCGTCTTCATTCCCCTGGAAGAGCAGCAGAACGCACATTGGCACGCCCTCTTTCAGTTGGAAATGCACAATGTCCCGTTTCAGCAGCAGGAACAGATCTTCTACTACATCTGCGATCGTCTACCCCGTTTTCGTTACGGTGCCCTAGACGCGCGCGGCAATGGGCAGTACCTGGCCGAGCGCGCCATGCAGAAATACGGCGCCGACCGGATCGCCCAAGTCATGCTGACCGAACAATGGTACCGGGAAAATATGCCGCGGTTCAAAGCGGCGTTTGACGACAAGACAATTCTCCTCGCCCAGGATGCGGATGTGATCGAGGATCTGCGCGCCTTCAAGTTCGTGCGCGGAGTCGCCAAATTACCGGACGTTCGGGTTAAGGGAAAGGACAACAAGAAGCGCCACGGCGACTCGGGCGTCGCCAGCACAATGGCTTGGTTTGCGGTCCATCAGGAATGGGGCGGCGGTCCGGTCGGGTATGAGACGGTGCAATCCCGGGAGACTGTCAAGGGAATGGGGCGGGGCGCCTGGTGATGATGAATGCTGATGATGATAGCAATGCGACGCGTTAAAACACCCGAGAATCGATTTTCCGGTCAGTGGGGCGGCAACCTACCGCGGGCAGCATCGATAAAGCACATTTTCCGGACACGGAGCGCAGACGAGGGGAGTTTGTCATGCTGTTAGACCAGTACGGCAAGGAAATAAAACACAAGAAGCCCATCCTGAACGAAGTGGCCGTGCAGACCGTCCGGGACCGGTACAGCAATTACCCGTCCCAGGGGCTGACGCCGCAACGCCTGGCGACTATTTTCAAGGAAGCGGACCAGGGAAATGTAGAGCGCCAGGCCGAGCTCTTCGAGGAGATGGAGGAGAAAGACCTCCACCTGGGCGGGATCCTGCAGACGCGGAAGCTCGCTGTAACGGGCCTCAGTTGGGAAATCATGCCCGCGTCCGATTCGGCCGAAGACAAGAAGATCGCCGCGGCCGCCAAAGAGATGATCGAGTACCTGGAAAACTTCGAGGATGCCCTGCTGGATACCCTCGACGCCGTCGGCAAGGGGTTCGCCGTCCAGGAGATCATGTGGGATCTGGCTGAGGGGCTGATCTGGGCGAAAGAGATCAAGTGGATCCACCAGCGTCGCTTCACTTTCAACTCCGATACGGCGCTCCTGGAGTTCCCGCGCCTGCTGACCGACGCCGACCCGAGCCGCGGGGAAGAGCTGCCGCCGAATAAGTTCATCGTGCACAAGTACCGCGCGCGTTCCGGCGCGACCGTCCGGGGAGGACTGCTCCGGCCGTGCTCGTACATGTACCTGTTCAAGAATTACGACCTCAAGGACTGGTTGATCTTCAACGAGCTTTTCTCGGTCCCCATGCGCGTGGGCAAATACAAGACGGGGGCCACTCCGGAAGATAAAGAGGCCCTGAAGCGGGCGGTCTTCAACCTGGGTGTCGATGCCGCGGCGGTGATCTCGGACAACACGTTGATCGAACTCCTCGAGTCAAAGCTCCGGGGCGATTCCGCGACGTTCTCCGGGCTCGCTGAATATTGCGAACGCGGCATGACGAAGTCGGTCCTCGGCCACAGCGGCAGTGCGGACGGCACGCCGGGCAAACTGGGGAACGACGACCAGGCGAAGCTGGTCCGCCAGGATCTGCTGGAGGCGGACGCCAAGGCGCTGCAGAAAACGGTGAAGTTCCAGCTCCTGAAGCCCTGGGTGGAATTCAATTACGGCCCGGGCGCCGGGATCCCGATTTTTAAGCTGCACTACGAAACGGAAGAGGATCTGGAAAAGGCCGCGAAGGTCATCTCGACCCTGGTAAAAGACGCCGGCTTTGAAGGCGTCCCGGAAGATCATATCCACGAGCGCTTCGGGATCCCGAAGGCGGAAAACGGCCAGAAGACCCTGAAGCCTCCGGCGGCCCCGAGCGCCCCCCCTCCCGGGAACGACACAACCGCAGCCCAAAGTGCAAACAAGGGCTACGTCATGGTCAAAAACACGGCGACGGGTGATGAGGACTGGGTGCAGCTCTACATGGAGAGCCTTGGGCCAACCTTGCAGAATGTCCGCGCCACGGCCCTGGACGATATCCAGGAGTGGCTGACGTCGCTTTCCTTGCCGCCCTCGCAGGACGAGTTTATCGCCAGGATCGAGGAAATTATTGGGGCTTCCTTTGTTATCCTGAATCGTAAGGTTATTACGGATGCGATTACCGACGTCTACCTCTTTTTCCGCGGGAAAGCAGGCTTGGTCGACCTGGCCTTCGGCGGTCCGGATACCCGGGCGATCCGGTTCCTGTCGAAGCTCGACAACTTCTACGTCTCCAGTTACCTGAAAAACCCGGAAGCACGGTCGCTCATCACAAATTTTATCAAGGAACAGTATCTCAAAAATGGCGCCGGGCTGTTCGGCCGGGGAAAGCCGGAGGATATCCAGGCGTTCCAGAATCTCCTGTCACAGAAGCTCTCCGATATGGAAGCCTGGCAGATTAGGCGCATTGTGGACACCTCCGTACAGCGTGTCCGTAACTGGGCCACCGTTTCCCAGTTCCATGAAGCGGGGATTGCCGAATTGGAGATCTACGAGCCGACCCATGACTGTGCCTTCTGCGTATCCATGAACGGCCGGGTGATCAGCGTCCCCGTTGCCCACGCCAAAATGGAAGCCCAGATGGCCATGACGCCGGAGGAATACGAAGAGGATCTGCGGAGTCTCACGCCCGGCATCGGGAACGTTGATGAGGTCGTTGGAGCGGGAATGCTGCCGCCCTATCACCCGCACTGTCACGGTACGGTGATCAGGAGGATAAAATGAAAGTCTTTTTCAGGTTCGAGCCTACACCTGAACAGATGGCGAAGTTGTTTGGAGCAGACGCTCAGGGCGCCCGACGGGCGGGGTTCATCAATGTCGTGACGATGATCGAGGCGGCGGCGGTCAAGAAGGCCCCAGTAAAGACGTCGAACCTCGCCGACTCGCATACGAGCGACGTCAACGCCAATGCGACCCGGGGCTTTGTCCGCTTCACCGCACCGTATGCGAAGTATGTTCATGAGGGGACGGGGCTCTACGGTCCGCATAAGACGATGATTGTTCCCAAGGAACTCAGAAACGGCCGGGACGCACAGGGACGGTTCGTCAGCAAGGGAACTACCGGAAAAAAGGCCCTCTACTGGCCGGGCGCTTTGCATCCTGTCCGGGCCGTCAAGGGCATGGAAGGCCGGCCGTTCCTGCGCGAGGCGGCGGAAGAAGCAGACCTGCAGCGTTTGTTCTCGGACGGTGTGAATAACTACATGGCGGGGAGAGGTAACAAAACATGAAGAAGAATGCGGCATTGATGATCGTCTGCACGGCGCTGGACGGCGCCCCTGCAGAGATCCAGGTGATCCCTTACGGGAACGTCGATACGCCGAAAGGCCCTTATACGCTGGACGCAGAGAGCGCCCAGGCCGTTATGAAGGCGTTCGAGACTTCGCAGAACGACATGGTCATCGACTACGAGCACCAAACCCTGCAGGGTGTCGAGGCGCCCGCCGCTGGGTGGATCAAAAAGCTGATCAACAAGGGCGAAGAGGGTATCTGGGCAGGCGTGGAGTGGACGGAGAGGGCGAAGCAGTACATCGCGAACAAGGAATACAAGTACGTATCGCCGGTATTTCTAAAGCGGATATCCGACAACAAGGTGGTCCGTCTCATTAACGTGGCCCTGACCAATCAACCGAACATCGACGGGATGGTCCCGCTGATAAACAAGGACTCGGAGTTTAGTTTCGAGACAAACGCCAAAAAGGAGAAGGAGGACGTAAATATGTTCAAAGAATTGTTGAAAATTTTGGGTCTGGCTGAGACCGCGACCGAGCAGGAGGCCATCGTCGCAGTGAACAAGTTGAAAGAGCCGGTGCAGGTGGTGGCGAACAAGGGTGTTCTGGATCTGCTCGGGCTTAAAGAGGGTGCGACGGAGGCGGAAGTCACAGGCACGATCCAGGCGATGAAACAGTCGCATGGACAGGTGGCGGAGCTTTCGACCCAGGTTGCCCAGCTCACAACCCGGCTGGGCGAAAGGGATGCGACCGATCTGGTCGCGATGGCCATGAAGGAGGGCAAAATTACGCCGGCGCAGAAAGAGTGGGCGGACGAATACGCAAAGCGGGATCCGGCTGGGTTCAAGGTGTTCGTCGCGAAGGCGCCCGTCGTGGTGGTGATGGGGAAGGAGATCGCTCCCCAGAAGCCGGTCGAGGGCGCGATTGACGAGACGCAGTTGGCCGTCAACAAGGCAATGGGGCTCGACGACGAAACGTTCAAAAAATACAACAAGGCAAGCTAAGCGGGGATTCCCCCGAGAAGGAGTGAAACATGTCTGCATTGGAACAAGACATCGCGATTCAGAGGAAGGACGGAGTAGAACTGCCGTTCCCGGTGATCAACGCGGATATCATTTACGGCGGTTCGCTCGTTTGCGTGAACGCCGCCGGCTACGCCCTGCCCGGCGCCGATACGGCAGGACTCATCTTCGAAGGCATCGCCACGGAGCGGGTCGACAATTCCCTCGGGTCGGCCGGGGACAAGACGGTAACGCTACTTCGCCGCGGGCTGATTAGAATGGCATTGGCGACGGCGATTACCATCGCCAACGTCGGCGACAATGTCTTCATCGTTGACGACCAGACCGTCGACCTGGCGGGCAACTGCACCAACGATATTTTCGCGGGCATCATCGCGGGATTCATCGACACCACCCACGCCTGGGTGGATATCGAGCCGGCGATCAAGCAAGCGGACGTGGCGACCCATATCGCCGATACCAGCGGCGCCCACAGTGCATCGGCGATTTCCCTGACGGATGCCGGCAACCATTTCGCGGCGGCGGAAAATACCGTCGAGGCCGCGCTGCAGAAACTGGCGAAGACCATCCCGATCACGATTCCCCGATTCACCGGGTGGACGAAAGACGGAGCGGATAAGGCAATCGCCCTCCCGAATCTGGAACTACCCGTGGCTTGTGTGGTCAAACGGGCTTACGTCAACCTGGGTACGGCGCCCGGAGCGGGCAAGACGCTGGATCTGAAGCTGAACACGTCCGCCCTGGTGTCGATCGCCGGTACGGACACCCAGGGCGAGGGAGAGGCGTTGTCGATCGCGATCGCCGCGAATACGGATATCGCCATCACGGCCGCGGAAACGGCAGCCGGCGCGGGAGCGAACTGCGACATCATACTGATCGCCCAAGTAGACGACGGCGAATAACCATAACCACCGACCGAAAGGAGGATTTTACCCATGATAGTGAATAGTTCAACCATTGCGGCCATCTTTGTCACGTTGAAGACCACGTTTCTGAACGCCTTCGACGCTGCCCAGAGCCAGTGGCAAGAGACGGCCATGCTGGTCCCCAGTTCTTCCGGGCAGAACGACTACACCTGGCTTTCCCAGTTTCCCAAGATGCGCAAGTGGATCGGTGACAAGGCGATCAAGATGCTGGAGGCTTTCAAGTACACGATCGTGAATAACGACTTCGAGGCGACAGTAGAGGTCGACCGCAACCATATCGAGGACGACAATCTTGGTATCTACGCTCCCCAGGCTCAGATGGCCGGTTACAGCGCCAAGCAGCTCCCGGACGAAATTGTCGCGGATCTCAAAAACAACGCCTTTACCAGCAAGTGCTACGACGGACAGTACTTCTACGATACGGACCATCCCGTTGGTGAAGCCAGGACTTCGACGTCCAACAAAGCTACGGCGGTTCTTTCCGGAGCGACGCAGGCCCTGGCTGCGGCGAGCTACGGCGCTGCAAGGACGGCGATCATGAGCTTCAAGGATGATGAAGGGCGACCTCTGGCGCTGGTCCCGAACATCCTGGAAGTTCCTCCCGCCCTGGAGACGGAAGGAAAAAGACTGGTTGAGATGGATAAGCTGGCCGACGATACGCCTAACCCCTACAAGGGAACGGCAAAGTTGCTCGTCAATCCGCGCCTTACCAGCACCACCGCGTGGTTCCTGCATTGCACACAGATGCCGATCAAGCCGTTCGTTTACCAGGAACGGAAAAAACCGGTCTTTGTGGAGCAGACAGATGAGCAGGCCGAAGACGTCTTCATGAGACGTAAGTTCAAGTTCGGCGCCGAAGCGCGCGCGGCCGGCGGTTATGCTTTCTGGCAGATGTCCTTCGGTAGCACCGGTCTGGGTTAAGCGGCGGAATGTCCGATATACAACGGCCCCTCTCCCAGGGGGGGCGGGGCCGTTTTTTTAAGAGAACAAGGAGATGGACATGATCAGAATAAAGAGCAAACAAAACGGGTTTCGACGAGCCGGCGTGGCTCATTCCGATCAGTGGGTTGAGTATCCGGAGGGACGCTTTAACGCCGAGCAACTGGCGGCGCTACAGGCGGAGCCGATGCTGACGGTTGAAGTCGTCATTCCCGAGAAAAAAGATAATTCGGGATCCGGATCCGGCGACGGCCAGAATGGAGGCGAACTCACATCGGAGCCTGACCCCGGCTCTTCTGAGGACCAGTATGGCGGGGAGTTGGCATCCATGACGGTGGAACAGCTCAAGGCTGAAATCGAAAAATACCAGCCTACCGCACCGCTCAAGGGCGTGAAAAAGGCGGATCTGATCGGCATCCTGGAAGCACACCGGGAAGCGGCATTGGCGAAGGGGTGAAGTTTCCGTACCATGAGCGACTAAGGAAAATCGCTATGAAAACAGAATTCAGATTCATCTATACGGCTACAGTCGGCATCTCAGGTTGCTTATGTACTACAAGATAAATCCAACAGGCTGCGGAGAAAAGAAAGGTTTAGTTGAAATTCGGTTCGACTGTTTTTTTGAGGAACATGAACCGGAATACGCCAAGCACTACTTCACCTTTCCTGTCTGGCCGGAAAGTGGCTATCCCGGCAAGGTAGATGAAGTGGGCGATCCTATCGATAATAATAATTACATAAAGTGGAGGGAAAGTCTTCCCACGGAATCACACGAGAATCCTTTTGTCTGCCACTTCCGCTGCTTTGAGCCTGATATTACCGATGAGGATATTCTAAAGGCGGCCGAAGAGATTCTTACTATGTCCTACAAGAATTACAAAGATGGTGATCTAGGCAAGAACAAGAACGAACCTATCGAGTTTTCAACCTCTATCGTGAAAATACAGGCCAGCCTGTCCAGGGCGGAATCCGTCAAGGCAGCGGATTATGCGGCCGTGGCCTTGGCTATTAAAAGCGAGGAGTTAATGTAATGGCAGCGATTGATGTAGGTAGTGCAGCAAGTAACAGACCCGCGGCTACTACTCAAGCATATACCTGGATCGACAAAGCCAATCCGGCGAACGATACGGGAGTGATTGATACAATTGCTGTGTACGCACCGGCGTCTATCACTGGACTAGTGGTTGGCACACTCTATGGGTCGGGCCAGGTTTGGTCAGGGAGGGATCAGGAATCAATAGGCGCGGCGAGTGCGGGTTTGAATTCCTTTACGGGGAAAACTCTGAATGTCCAGACCAACGATGTCATTGGTTCCTATACAGCAACCGGAACCATCGACAAGGAAAATAGTGGTGGTGTGGATATTGTTTGGGGACCAGGAAACCACCTTGCTGACGCAAGTTACAAATATCCATCGGGCGGAGTAGCCCATCAAATATCCGTGTATGGGACGGGCGCAACAGAAGGTCAACCCGCTCGCAAGCGAATGGGTGGCGTGCAATTCACGCCTTTTGGAAAGGGAATATGGTAAATGGCAGAAATAACCGCGATGAGGAATAGCGTATTGCCTTTCCCGGTTTATGGAATGGCGTACACGATCACCTTTCCCATGCTTGATGCTGATGGTGATTTGGTAACAGGTGCGACCACGCCGGACAGCGAGATCAGCAAAAATGGGGACACCTTCGCCGACTGTACGAATGAGGCGACGGAAATTGCCACATCTTCTGGGATTTACTATCTCACCCTGACGGCGACCGAAATGACGGCGGACGTTGTTTCTCTTATTATCAAGAGCGCTACATCAGGGATGAAAACCACGGTGCTCACCTTGTACCCGGCGAAGCTCACCAAGGTTCACTCCGGTACGGCGACAGCGGGGGCGGCAGGTACAATCACCTTACAGAATACTTGCGTTCCTTTGGATGACGTTTACAACGGATGCCTCTTGTACACGACGGGCGGGACCGGACCGGACCAGGCAAGACTCATTTCCGACTTTGTGGGCTCTACTTTGGTCGCTTCGGTAGGTGTAAACTTTGCGACCAACCCCGCAAACGGGACGACCTATGACATTTATCTCACTCCCTACTCCAGCAATAGCCCTCTCTGTAACGTAACGGCCATTTCAGGAGATGCGACGGCGGCAGACAACTGCGAAGCACAGTTCGACGGGACGGGGTATGTTGGCGGGTCAATCAAGCAAAAGGTCGATGTAGATACGATCAAGACTCAGACCGTAACCTGTGCGGCTGGCGTTACGGTTCGCGCCGATGTCGGGATGGCTTCGCAATGCACACCTCAGACGGGAGACGCTTACGCTATCGTGAATAACGGGGCGTACGGAAACAGTGCCATTAAGACACAGTTGGCCGACATTCACGACACCGATCTTCCTGCGGTTAAATCTGATACAGGCAACATTAAGACAATGACAGACAAGATAGGGACGATTACGAATACTGGTGGAACCGCAACTATCGGGGCTATTCTTGGTGACTTCGTAAATGCTTCGCTCGTTACTCGCGTGGCAGACCTTCATACGGATGTTGCCGATAACCATACGGACATAGGCACGGCCCTCGGATATATCGATACCGAAGTGGCCGCGATCAAGAGCGTCGTGGACAACATTCACGATACGGATCTGCCCGCGGTAAAGACTGATACGGCAGCAATTCTCGCAGATACGAACGAGTTGCAGACCGACCTGGTCAATGGCGGCCGGGTGGACCTTCTGATCGATGCCATCAAGACCAAGACAGACACGCTCCCGGCTTCTCCTGCAGCAGTCGGTTCAGCCATGACCCTGACTGCAGCGTATGACGCTGCCAAAACGGCGGCGTCCCAGACCAGTGTCGATACAATCGACGGCATCGTGGACGCGATCCTGGAAGACACGGGAACAACCATCCCGGGCACGCTTTCGACAATCGCCGGCTACATCGATACCGAAGTCGCCGACATCCACACGGACATCGGAACCGTGATCACAAATGTCGCTGATCTCCACACTGATGTGGGCACCGTCATTACCAACCTGGCCACGGTAGACGGCATCATCGACAACATTCACGACACGGACCTCCCGTCCGTCAAGAGCGATACGGCCGCTATACTGGCGGATACGGGCACAGATGGCGTCGTCGTCGCCGCCGCAAGCAAGACCGGGTACGCCCTGAGTTCGGCGGGCGTCCAGGCCATCTGGGATGCACTCACCTCCGCCCTGACGACGGCCGGGTCAGTTGGAAAAAGGATCGTCGATTATCTGACCGGTGATATATTCGCCCGGATCGGTGCGCCGGCGGGGGCATCTGTATCGGCAGATATAGCGGATCTTCACACTGACGTCGCCCATAACCACACGGACATCACGACGGTAATCGGATACATCGACACGGAAGTCGCGGCCATCAAGGCCAAAACGGACAATCTGCCCGCAAGTCCTGCAGCAGTCGGCTCCGCCATGACCCTGACCGCGGCCTATGACGCTGCCAAGACCGCGGCCTCTCAGACCAGCGTCGACACGATCGACGGCATTGCGGACGCGATTCTAGAAGACACGGGCACAACCATTCCGGGCACACTTTCAACAATCGCCGGCTACATCGATACCGAAGTGGCCGACATCCACATGGACATCGGAACCGTGATCACGAATGTTGCGGACCTCCACACCGACGTGGGCACCGTCATCACAAATCTGGCCACGGTAGACGGGATCATCGACAATATCCACGACACGGACCTCCCGGCGGTCAAGAGCGATACGGCGGCCATCCTGAGTGACACAAACGAGCTACAGACTGACCTGGTCAACGGCGGTCGTCTTGACCTTCTGATCGACGCGATCAAAGCAAAGACCGACAACCTCCCGGCCTCTCCGGCGGCCGTTGGCTCGGCCATGACCCTGACCGCGGACTATGACGCAGCCAAGACGGCGGCCCAGGCGGGGGACAAGATGGACATAGTCGATACCCCCAACGCAACGGCGGTAACAGCCATCCAAGACGGGCTCAGCACGTTCGACCCGGCCGCGGATACGGTCACTGTCGGCACAAATAACGACAAGACCGGCTACACTCTCAGCACGGCAGGGGTTTCTGCTGTACAGAGCGGCCTTTCGACCCTCACAGCCCAGCAGGTATGGGAGTATGCAACCAGGACTCTGAGCAGCTTCGGTACGCTGGCGTCGGAAATCTGGGGGAATGCGACCCGGACCCTGACGGCCATCTCGGATTCTGCTGGTGTGACGACGCTGCTATCGCGGATCAGTGCGGAAATCACCATCACCGGAGGCAAGGTGGACGTCAACGATAAGACGGGTTTTGTCCTGACTTCGGCCTATGATGCAGCCAAGACGGCGGCGCAGGCCGGGGGCAAGATGGACATAGTCGATACCCCCAACGCCACGGCGGTAACGGCTATCCAAGACGGGCTCAGCACATTCGACCCGGCCACGGATACGGTCACCGTCGGCACGATGCCCACGGCGGCAGAAATAAGGGAAGAGCTAGACACCAACAGCACGAAGCTGGCCCTCCTCGATGTAGCGGTGAGCACCCGCACAACAATGGGAACAGGCCGTATACCCTACGAGTACACCCTGACTGATACTATGACGGGCTTGCCCATCAGCGGCGCCACTGTACGGGCCAGCACTGACAACGCAGAGCAAAATGTGGTCGCCGAAGGAATAACCAACTCGTTCGGAAAGGTCATATTCCGGCTGGAACCGGGAAGATACTATTACTGGCGTTACGATGACGACCATCAGTACAACAACCCGGATGTGGAGGACGTGGCATGAACGTCGGAACGGGAACGGGCACAAGAATCACGGGAACAACCCAGGCTGGACCCTATTGCGACCATGCAGATATCCTGGCGCAATTGTCGCCGGATGTCCTGATCCAGTTGACCGACGATACCAGCGACGGCGTGGCGAACATGTCCAGGGTAACGCAGGCCATCGCGACGGCCGATGCGGAAATCGACGGTTATTGCGCGGGGCGTTACACCGTGCCGTTCTCTCCGGTCCCGGCGGTTATCAAGGGCCTTTCGGTGGAGATCGCCGTTTACTACCTCTACAAACGGCGGACGGTCCCCGAGCGGATCGAGAAAAGCTATGACAAGGCGGTTGCCCGGCTGAAGGATATCTCCCGGGGGCTGTTGACTTTGGGTACGACTCCGGATTCGACGCCCGCCCCCGCGAACAGCGGCGGCATCAGTGTCACGGAAAACGCCCGGATTTTCACGCGGGACACCATGAAAGGGTTCTGATGCTGACGGAAATCGAAGAGGCCATTGTCGCCCGGCTGAATCTCAAGATCGCCGCACCCAAGCGGGTCGATATCGACGAGGCCCATACCGCCCTGGGCGTCCCCGCCATCGATGTGATTGTGGGTGGAGGATCGTTCCGCAAGGTCGCACAGACGAAATACGAACTATCCCCGAGCGTCTACGTTGTCGTGACCTTCCAGCACCTGCGGAGCGTCCGGGACCGGCGGAAGGGCGTCTACCCGATTCTGGAGGCCATTGCTGCCACACTGATCGGGCAGAAACTTGGCCTGGCCATCGATCCGCTCGCGCCCAAGCGGCTGGATAACATCACGGAGAAGGCGGAAGCGGAGGATGGGAAGATCGTCTTCCAGCTCGAATTCGAGACGGGCTTCATTCTTGAAAAGGTTTCCGACGAGGAGATTACGGAACTCCTGTCGGTCGGGTTCAACTATTACCTCAAGCCGGGAGACGACGTCGAGGATGCGACGGACCTGGTCGAATTGAGAGAAGCGTAGACAGGAGGCAGACCATGAAAGTGAAGGCGGCGCCGGGCTCAAAGTGCCCGATGGAAGGGAAGCCAAGGGCGTACATCACGGACGCCGAGGCATGCGAGGTTCCCGAAACGAGTTATTACAAGCGGCTGATCGTCGACGGATCCCTGGTGTTAGCCCCGGCCCCCGTCGGACAGAAGACCAAGAAGGAGGTAACCACCGATGGCCAGTAAGAATATTTCATTTGACGAGATTCCCGCTTCGATAAGAAAGCCCGGGAAATATTTCGAGTTCAACAAGAAACTCGCGGTGCGGACGCTGCCGAACAACAAGCAGCGCATGCTCATCATCGGCCAGCGCATCGCGGCCGGTACCGTCGCGTCGGCAGTGCCGACGAAGGTATTCAGCGACGTGGAAGCTCAGACCTATTTCGGCGCGGGCTCCATCGCGCACCTGATGGTCAGGGCGGCGATCAAAGCCAATCCGTACCTGGACCTGACCGTCGTGGCCCTGGACGATGCTGCGGGTGTGCCGGCAGCGGGCACGCTGACCTTCACGGGACCGGCGACCGCCACGGGCGCTCTGACCGTTTATATCGGCGGCCAGAAAGTTACCATTCCGATCGGCAGCACCGACACGGCGGTAGCCATTGCCGCGGCCCTGGTGGCGGAACTGGCCAATCATCCGGATCTTCCGGTCAACGGCGCCGTGGGCGGCGCGGGAAGCACGCACATCGTCACGCTGACGGCGAAGAACGACGGCCTGTGCGGCAACGACATCGGCCTAGGTTACGACCTGATAAACGCCACGGGTGTGGGCCTGACGATCGCGGCAATGGCATCCGGAGCCACGGATCCGGACATCCAGGATGCCCTGGATACAGTGACCGGCGAACAGTATGACATCATCGCCACGCCCTTCAATAACCAGACCGCCCTGGTCGCCCTGGGCGAGCATCTGGACCTCGTGTCCGGACCGATGGAGCAGCGCCCCGGCGTCGGCGTCTATGCCATGAACGGCGCCCTTGCCGACGCGACAACGTTGTCCGGCCAGGTAAATCACGGCCGCATCCTCTGCGCCTATCTCCGTTGTACAACGGCGACAAAGCGCCGGAGCATGCCCTACCAAATTGCGGCGGCAATGGCAGCGGTGATGGCGTTCGAGGAGGATCCCGCCCGGCCCCTCAACACGCTGGAGCTGAAAGGCATCGCCCCGGCGAACATCGCCGATCGGCTTTCCCGGACGGAGCAGGAAAGCCTCTTATACAACGGTGTTACGCCGCTGGAAATCGGACCGGGGGAAAAGGTGCAGATCGTGAGAGCCATCAGCACCTACATCCACGACGCCCAGGGGATCGACGATGTATCGCTGCTGGATATCACGACCATCCGGACCCTGGACTACGTGCGGAAAGCCTGCCGGGAGCGGATCGCCCTCCGGTTTCCCCGGGAGAAGCTATCCAGCAAAACCCCGCCGAAGGTCAAGTCCGAGCTGCTCGACGTCCTCGGTAAGCTCGAGGATCTGGAGATCGTCGAGGAGGTGGAGGCGAACAAGGATGGTCTGATCGTCGAGCGCGATGAACAGGACGTCAATCGTCTTAACGCGAAAATACCCTGCGACGTGGTCAACGGCCTGCACATCTTCGCCGGCCGCATCGATCTGCTGTTGTAAAACCTGACGGAAGACGGAAGGAGGATTGAAAATGGAATACGTGAACCTGGTCACCCTGGAAGTGAACGGACAATCGATCGACGATTTCCAGAGCGTGACGGAAAAAGAGGTCGAGCTGCGCAAGGAAGTGCGGCTCGTTAATAAGACCGGCGTGGTGAAGGTCAAAGCCCGCTACGGCGTATCGGTGGACTACGTGGTCCCCAAGAGCGGCCCCGAGTTCGACTTCGAAACGGTCGAGGACGGCACCCTGACCATCGACCTCGAAAATGGCGTCCGTAAGCAGTTCACCGGCGTCTACACCCTCAAAGTCGGCGACGCCAAATACGGTGAAGACAAGGAAGTCGTCCGCAACATCGAATTCGTCGCCATGAAAAGGAGCGTGTGATGATCACCGAAAAATGCACCCTCCCCATTGGGATTGAATATGAAGGCAAGGTTCATCGGGATGTGGAGATGCGGCCGTCCCTGGTCCGGGACTCGATCGACGCGGTTGAAGATGACCGGGCGCAACGGAATGAAAGCTACCTCGGCCTGGTCATCCTGTCGAAACAGATCGTCAGCCTCGGCGCCATCCCGCATGACCGGATTACGCAGGAACTGTTGATGGGCATGTACGAACCGGATCTGGTCGCCATCCGGAACGCTTCGGAGAGGTTGAAAAATCGGCTGCAATCGTTTCGAGGCTCAGATGCGGGAGCGGAGGGCGCTGGTGTTGGCGATGCTGAAACTGGGGTTTCGGCCTGACGAGGTGCTGGCCATGCCCTTCTCCGAAGTGGAAGGATACCTGGCAGCTTATGGCGATATTGTAAATGGGAAAGCTAAAGAGAAAACCTATGTCGTGCGCAGAGACGAAAAAAGAAAAAAGTCCAGATCGTGATGCCCGCGATGGCCGGGGCGAAGATCCAGGCTGTTTCCGTGAGACCGGCCGCCCGAAGGGGATAAAAACAGGCCATGTGCGCAACAAACGCCGCCAGGGCTGTGCCAACGGCAAACAGGACCGAAAGCATAAGGTGCGCACCGCGCACCCGCAACAGCAGCACCAACCCGCCGAGTCCGGCCGCAATGCCGATTGAAAAGGGATAAACCATGTCCAATGTCATGAACCTCGCTATTCAAATCACGGCCATCGACATGCTCAGTTCCGTGGTCGAGCGAGTCAAAGGCCGTGTATTGAGTCTAGGGTCCAGTGCCGGGAAAGTCAAGCAGGATTTTGAGGAAATGACGACCGGCATCACCCGCGGCCTCAAGGCGATTGCTGTCGGTGCGTATGCGCTGCAGAAGACGCTGCCGGGTATTCAGACTGCGGCGAACATGCAGGAGGCCATGCTCAAGGTCAAGTCGAACCTGGTTTCCAGCGCGAAGGATGCCGCGGATCTGGACCGGTCCATGAAATCCGTTAAATCGTCGGCTATTGCCATCAGTGCAAACGCGCCTTTCTCGGCGGAACAGGTGGTCAACATCGAGGCGGCTTTGCTCAAGGCCGGCGTCGCGATGGGAAACGTGGTCGGCCAAAAGGGGGCCGCTTGGGCGGCGACGGCCCTGGCCACGGTGTCTGGGGAAGCCCCCGAAATGATCGGTGACTCCCTGGCTCGGATCGGGGATATGTTCAAATTCAAGGGCGATCAGTACGGGCAGTTTGCCGACTGGATCGCCCGCGTGGATGACGCCTCGTCATCGAGCGTGCCGGAACTCGTCTACGGCCTAAGGCTGGCCGGAAGCAGTGCGGCAGCGCTTAAGATATCGGCCAATGATACCGTTACCGCTCTCGGCGCCCTGGCGCCCCTGGGCGATCGCGCGGGATCCTCGCTTTCGAACTTCTACATTGCCGTTGCGGCAAAGAGAAAAGAATTGATTGCGGGCAACATCCGGCTGTTCGAAAACGGGCAGTTTGTCGGCATGGGACGGGCAATCGACATTTTGAAAGAAAAATTCGGGGCGATTAAAGACGACCAGCGGCGGCTCGGTCAGTTGATCAAAATTTTCGGGGAGGAAGGCGGGCGGGCGGCCAATCAGTTCATCAATTCCGAAAAAGGGTTCAGGGGGCTGAATGCTGAGGCGCAGAAGGCGGCGGATCTGGGAAAGAAGCTGTCGATCTGGGGCGAAGGATTCAATGCGGCGATGAAAAAGCTGGGCGGCACGGCCAAGACAACACTGGCCAGTCTGTTCGATCCGCTCCTGGCACCACTGCGATCGGTCCTGGACCTACTCAACACTGTTACCTCAAAAGTCGGAGAATTTGCTGAGAAACACAAGGCCCTCTCCGGCATGGCCTCCGGAGGGGCTCTGGCTGTGGCGGGTGGCGCGGGCCTTTACGGCCTTTACAGCCTGGCCAAGGGCGGCATGGCCGGAGCTCGGGTATTGAAGGGCATTGGCGGAATCAAGGGCCTATTGAAGGGCTTTGGCGGGACCGCCGCGGGTATTGCCGAGGGCAAGGCGATTGAAGCCGCCACAGGCGTGACACCGGTCTTCGTCACCAACTGGCCGGGCAATATGTCGGGCGGCGGCGCGGTGCAGACGGCGGCGGATCTGGCCGGAAAAGGCGGTTGGCTCGCAAAAATAGCCAAATCCGCGCCGATGCTCCTGGGCGGCAAACTGGCCCTCGCGGGGGGCGCCGGATATGCTGCCGGGACGGGGATCAACATGATGCTGGGCGGAATATCCAATTGGGCAACAGACGGAAAATACGGCGGTTCCGGCTGGCTGGGAGACATGGTCTTTGACTGGCTGCACGGCGAAGGTGTGAAGAACACCATCAACATCACCGTCGACAAGGACGGCCGCGTCATCGCCAACTCCGACAACATGTCCACCACGGTCAACGCGAAGCGGGGTAAATTCTGATGGACGACACCTATCTCACCATCCTGGATCAGGAATTTACCCTGGAGACGGAAACGATCGAGGACAGTTTCGAATCGTCGATCGCCCGGCACGAACTTCCCTACCGCGATGGGGCGCTCCTGGAAGACATGGGGCAGAAGGCCCGCACCGTCCGTATCCGCTGCTACTTTATCAACGAAAACTACGCCGCCCACAAGGATCTGATCAATTACCTGGGATATACCGATGACCTGCACGAGCTGCAGCACCCGGAATACGGCCTGATTAAAGGCAAAATCGAATCCATTATCGTCCGCCACGACGACCGCCTGCAGACGGCGGAGGTGGATCTGACCTACGTGGAAAACCTGCGGGGCGTCATCGATCCTGAACCGGCGACGTCCGTCGCCGCCGATGTCGAGGCCGCCTTTGTTGACGGCCAGACTGAGCTGACCGAAGAAATCCGGCGGGATCTGGCAGAGCAACTTGGGGCGGATGCCGCCGGGATCCTCGATACGGTCGTGGCAGCCGGGGCCGGTCTTTACGAGCAGATTTCCGGATTGTCCGGCGCTGCCCAGGCGTATGTCCGGGCGGCCGACACCTACGTCAAGACCCTGGACGCCAAGCTTCGGGCCATCACGAATCCCGCGAACGGCCTCATCGCCGTCATCGACTACGCGGCCAACCTGCCGGGCTACGTGGCCGGTTCGATTGCCAACACGGTGGAACGCTATGCCATCCTGGCCGAGTCCGCCGTGTCGTTTCCGGCACGCCTGGTGGACAACTTTCATAACGCCGTTGACGAGATTGCCGACGCACCGGGTACATACCAGAAATATGCAAAGATCTCCTCGGCCCAGCGCTCCGCGCACCTGGCGGCAACGATATTCAAGGCAGACAAGGAAGTCTCGGATAGACAAAAACGGGCACAGGCAACCGCCTCGTTCAGTCCCCTGGGCCGCCGCCTGTCGCCGCAGGAAACTGACCAGATCCTGACCGTAAACGAGATGGAGCGGATCCTCGCGGCGGTCCGGACCCAGCTGCAGGAGGCGATAAACCTGTCCCGGAACATGCCGAGCCTGAGAAAAATAGCGGAGGCACTGACCGACCATGTCCGCCAGATGAAGCTGGAGCGACCGAAGGTCATTGCCGTCGAGGTGGACAACAGTCTGCCCCTGCACCTGGTCTGCCTGAAATACGGGATGACGACGGCGGACGCCGAGCAGCTCATGACCATCAACACGATCCGGCACCCGAATTATGTCACGGGGGAGGTCAACGTCTATGCCCGATAAGATCTCCCTTCTGATCGGCGGGAAGAAGGTTGAAAACTTCAAGTCCTACAGTATCGAGGCGGATCTCTACACGGCCGACGACGCCTTCTCCCTGGAGTTGTCCAATCCCGGCACAAAGATCAGCGCCGGGGCGCGCTGCGAGCTGTACGTCAACGACCGGCTGGTCTTGACGGGGATCGCCGATATGGTGGACAAGGGCGGCGACAAGTCCGGCACAACGCTCAGGCTGGAAGGCCGGGACCTCATGGGCCTTTTGGTGGATTCCTACTGCGAGGAGTTTATCGATCTGCAGGGCATGACCCTCAAGGCGCTGACCGAGCGACTCATGAAGACGGTGCCCTATATAAACCGCAAGGCCGTGCAGTACCAGTCCGGCACCCTGAAGCGCATCGATACGGCCCGGAATCATACCAAGATCGAACCGGGCCAGACGGTCTTCGATGTGCTGAAGACCTACGCCCTCTCCCGGGGACTCATGTTCTTTGCCCTGGAAAACGGCACGTTCGTCTTCGGGCGGCCGAAAACCGGCGGTGCGCCGCTCTACCACCTGATCCGGAGAAAGAGCGATCCGCGGGAAAACAACATCGAATCGGGGAACCTATCGGACAACATCGCCCGGCGTTACAGCAAGATCGTTGTCACGGGCCAGCAGCAGGGCGCGGACGATATTGCCCCGGAAGACATCAACACGCCCCCGACAACGGTGACGGATCCGACTTTTCCCTTTTACAAGCCGTACTATGAAACGGATCAGAACGATGCCCTGAGCCCGATGCGGCACGCCCGGATGCGTCTGGAGCAGATGAAATTCGAGGGGTTTCAGCTCAAATACACGGTGCCCTTCCATAGCCAGAACGGGGAGCCTTGGCGGATCAACGAGATCTGCCACGTGATTGACGAGGATCTGGACGTGGACGGCGATTACCTCATCTACGGTCGCACCTTCCGGTTGGACAAAAGCGGGAGTTATACGGAGTTGAAACTGAGCTATCCGGGGGTGGTTCAATGAGGAGCGGCAACGGCCTTGTAGCGGTCATTGAAAGGGCTTATTCGATCGGGCTCCAGGGTTGTCCGTTCGGATGCGCTGCAACGGCCGCGCCGGACGTCTCGCAGGAAGCGGAGGGATGCGGCACTGTCGGCCTCGATGTCGATGGTTTTGGTTCCAAGATCAAAGGTCATTACCTTGCCGGTTATAGATACGACGCGCTGGGCCTCCAGGGCAATGACCGACGGCCGATCCGCCGGCACGGACAAAAACGGCACGGCGCTCCGGTAACAGGGATACTCCCCGGCCGAAACCGTGCAGGCAATCAGAAGAATAACGAAAGCGGCGACAAAGGTTTTCATGTGAGGATTATAGGATGATCCGGGCCAGAATTCAACAGGTTATCGAGGGCGCAATCAAACGTTTCAATGCGCTCGGCCGGGCGAACGAGACGATCACGGACCGGGAATGCTTCCAGCATTACGGCTTTACCTCACGGCCCCTGGAGGGCGCGGAGGCTGTCCTGATCGCAAACGGCAACCACATCGTCATGATCGCCGAGGATGACCGCCGGTACCGTATCGCCATCGAGGCGGGCGAGGTCTGCCTTTACACGGACGAGGGAGATCATATCCGGTTCAAGCGCGGGAAGGAGATCTACATCCAGAGCGGTAATAAGTTGACAGCAGAGATCGCCAACGACGTTGCGGTCACCACGAAACGGATCGCCCTGACGGCCTCCGAATCGATCACACTGACGTCGCCCAGCGTGACGGTTGACGGCGCCCTGTCCGCCACCGGGAATGTCACGTCACAGGGAAGTATTACGGATACGACAGGCAATACCAACCACCACAGCCACTAGGATGGGGACATGGACTTTGCGATCGACATCGCGACCGACGGCAGCGCAGCAGGGCAGATGACGTTCAACAAGGCGGAAGACAGCAACCTGCGGAACAACGTGTACTTGAGCCTGATGATTCGTCGCGGATCATGGTTTCAAAACTTGGACTTCGGGAGCCGCCTGCACCTGCTCCAGCGGGAGAAGAACACCGAACAGACGGCTGTACTTGCCGAGGAATATTGCCGGGAAGCCCTCCAGTGGCTCATCGACAGTGGCCGGGCAAGGAAGATCGATATCGTTGCGGAGCGCGACCGGCTCCAGGATCTGCACCGGCTTAAGCTCCTGGTATCAGTAACGAAATCAAACGGGGACCAGGTCTCGTTTACGACCTTTGTGGAGGTGGTATAAATGCCCTTTCAAAAATCCTTTGACGAACTGCTGGACGGCATTCTGACCGATTACCGCAACCAGTTCCCCGAGGCGGATACCTCGCAGGGGTCGCTGATCTTCGTCAAGAGCGCCTGCATGGCTTCCGCCCTGTGGGGCCTGTATCACTACCAGCAGTGGATCAGTCGCCAGATATTTCCTGATACGGCGGCAACGGAAAATCTCGAACATCACGCCTGGGTGCGCGGCATTGCCCGGACGTACGGCGAGACGGATGCGGCGCTGCTGGCGCGGCTCCTGGAATACATCCGGCGTCCCCCCGCGGGCGGGAACCGCTACGATTATGTCAAATGGGCGACGGAAGTCGATAACGTGGCCAGGGCATGGTGTTTCCCCATTGCCCAGGGTCTCGGCACTGTCGATGTCGTCATTCTGGCCAATACGGATACGACCGGGAACGAGATTCCGTCGTCGTCGGCGCGGATCGGCATCACGACGACGGCCACAACCGGTAAGCTGATCGATTCCGGAGCCGCTTTTTCCACCGGCCATGCCGTGACTGCGGGGGACATTGTCGAAAACCCGCTCCGGAGGACACGCACTACCGTCACGGCCATCGACAGCGCCACCCAGCTCTCCCTGGCCGACAATCTCTTTCTATTCGTCAACGAGCCGTATATCATCCACTGCCAGACGGGAACCAATACCTCCGTGAGCGCGGGGAAACTGGTAAACAGCGCGGGTACGTTTGACAACGCCACCTACACCGTCAAGACAGGCGATGTGGCCGAGAATGTGACCGACAATCTGGAGACGAAGATTACCGCCGTCGACAGCGCGACCCAGCTCTCTCTGGCGGAAGACATTTTTACGGCAACCGGCAAGACCTACGTTATTCGGGGCCTAGTCGGCGAAGTCAAAAAGCACATTGATCCGTTGCGTCCGGTTACGGCCTCCAAGGTGACCATCATTGCCCCCACAACCCTTTCTCAGGCGGTGACCATGACGGCGACCGGATCCAATATCGATCGGACCCTCATTGCCGCAGACATCGAGGCCTATCTGCTGGGGATGATCCCCGGACAGGTGCTTTATACCGCCAAGCTGATACAGCTCGCAATGGACAATGGCGCCGACAATGTGTCGGTGGCGACACCGTCGGGCAATGTGACGCCGACTCCCTATCAAATGATCCGGCCGGGGGTGATCAGTGTCTCATAAGGATGTATTGATACAGTTATTCCCGATTGAACTCGGAGGCGTCTTCTCCGGCGACACCGCCATCGAAGGAGAACACCTAGACGCCGTGCAGGAGCGGGCGGAGCAATTACTGAGGGAGTTCTTCCCGCAATCCTGTGACGAGCTGATCGCGTCCTGGGAGCGCGTATGTGGCCTGATCCCGGCATCAACGGATACGCTGCAGATGCGCCAGGTCCGGGTCATCGCCAAGCTGCGGGAGCGCGGCGGGCTGTCTCTACCCTTCTTCGTGTCGCTTGCGGAGGATTTTGGCTACAGCATTACGATCGAAGAGCTTCCCGCCGGCACGGACGGAACCGGCGCCGAGGGAATGTTCCGCTGGCGTGTGACGTTTACGGGAACGCCGCTCTACTGGTTTCGCGCCGGACAATCGCAGGCCGGAGAACGCCTGGTCGACGGTCCCGTGGCCACGGCCTTGGAGGGTCTATTCACGGAACTGAAGCCCGCCCACACTCAAATCATATTTGCCTACGCATAGGAGGTAACAATGGCCAAAACAGTCTTTGTCGATACCCCGCCCCTGGGAACGATCGTAACCGCCGCTTTTCTCAATGCGGTTAATAATCACCGGCATACCGGCCAGGACGTCGACGGCGCGGGCGCCCTGGACTATGCCGTAGCCACGGGCAGCGGCAATGCCTATGCCATCACGCTGGCCCCAGCGCTGACGGCCCATGTGGCCGGGATGCCGATCGTTTTTAAGGCAAACCACGCAAACAGCGGGGCATCAACGGTTGCAGTGAGTGGCATGGGTGCGGTGGCAATTAAGCGACGTGACGGTAGCGCTTTGGTGACCGGCGACATTCAAAATGGCCAGATCGTTATTATTTGCTATGACGGAACGAATTACCAGTTAATGTCCCAGCATGCGGATATTTCTGATGTAGGCAAAATTGGCTGGTTTCCGACGGCCGCCGCCCCCGCAGGATGGTTGAAAGCAAACGGGGCTGCCGTATCCAGGACAACCTACGCCAACCTGTTCGCCGTAATCAGCACGACATTCGGCGCGGGGAATGGTTCGACAACCTTCAATCTGCCGGACATGCGGGGCGAGTTTGTCAGAGGACTTGACGACGGCCGCGGGGTGGATCCGGACAGAACTTTGGGCAGCGCACAAGACGACCGATTTCAAACACATAAGCATGCCTGGGACGACACCAAAGCGATAAACGCAGATGATAACCCGCCGAACGCGTCAAGTGGTTATCTGAGCGGTAACGGTGGATCTACGCAAGCTCTGTTTGCGGGAGGCACAATCAATAGCCGACAATATATTGGAGCGCCGACGGACAATGAATCAACCGTCAGAACCGGTACGGAAACACGGCCGCGCAACATCGCCCTGCTGGCCTGCATCAAATATTAATAGAAAGGAAAAAAGGCGGACAGTATTCCAGGGAGCTCCAACTCCCCAGACCATGTGCGTGCAGCACATAACGGGATAACCCGCTACCATCCGCACAGAGAGCAACAGCCTTGTAGCAGGGTTACTCCCGAAAATCAACCTGAGGAGGAGCTCTATGAAAAGTTTTCTGGCGTACATGGGCGGTAAATCTCTGCTTGCGAACAAAATCATACCGCGGATCCCGGCTCACCATTGTTACTGCGAAGTGTTTACTGGGGCCTCATGGCTGCTCTTTAAGAAGGAAGAATCACCCGTCGAAATTATAAACGACATCAATTCAGACCTGGTCACGCTTTACCGGGTAATCCAGAACCATTTGGACGAGTTCATGCGTTATCTAAGATGGATACTGGTTGCGAGGCAAGAATTTGATCGCTTTAAGGCTGAGAATCCGGAGACGTTGACGGACATTCAGCGGGCGGTCAGGTTTTATTTCTTATTGAAATGTGGATATGGGGCAAAGATAAATTCGCCGGTGTTTAATATTGTGACCACGAGCCGACCGCGACTGAATCTGTTGCGCATCGAGGAGGAGCTGTCAGCCGTTCATTTAAGGCTGTGCCAAGTGTATATCGAGAATAAGGGCTATCAGAACGTTATTCAGCGGTTTGACAAACCGGATACGTTTTTTTATCTGGACCCACCCTATTACGGTTGCGAGGATTACTATGGGGCGGGGATATTCTCTAAGGAGGACTTCACCACGCTTAACGGCCTGCTGCGGGCGATTAGTGGCAAGTTCATTCTTTCAATCAACGACGTGCCCGAGATTAGATCATTGTTCAAGGACTTCATTATAGCAACCGTCGATACGTCATACAGCTCGGCAGGCGCAAATAAAAAGAAGCGCGTTACAGAGCTGCTGATTATGAATTACGGTCCGAAAGGCCGGTTGGTAGGGTAAGAAATCAGGGAGAATAAGGAGAATCCTGCCGATCTTGATGCCTAAAGAAAAATGGCGTCAAATCGGGCAGGATTTTTGCGCCCTTCGTACAGTGATCGTGAGGTTGTCACCGATTTTGTTATTTTGTCGCAGAATACGTTCAACTGTGTCGCAAAATAGCTTTTAGCGGACAAGGGTTTAATCGAATCGGTTTTTTTACAGCATTTTACAAGGGAGGAGATTATGGGGAAATGTGATTAAAAAAAGGCTGACTGATGTATCAGTCAACCC